CCTAAATTATGGCGATGGTGGCGATGGGAGAAAGAAGGGCTTGACCCTTGGAATAAATACCACTGGAAAATTTTCACCCCATTCATATTTATTGGGATGTTTGACTCCTCTATTCCTGATAGTTTAATCGACTAAATAAAAATGACCATTCCATCTGCTGACCTCCAAAAGCTTTACCATTCAGGCGTTATTTCGCTCTATGAGTTGGACTTAACCCCGATCGCGGGTTCGGGCGGTGTTTACCGCTTCTGTAATTGCGCTGATACGGACGGGGCTAGTGTTCGTTTTGGGGGGATTTATTATCAGGCGATCGCGATCGCGGCTTCAGGCTTTGAGATTAATACCAATGGGCAGTTACCGACTCCGACGCTAAGGGTTAGCAATGTTTACGGGCTGACTACGAGCTTGGTGGGTGCGGTGGATGATTTGGTTGGGGCAAAGTTGACCAGGCGGAGGACGCTGATTAAATATCTGGATGGGCAACCATCGGAAGATCCCGATACGGCTTACCCTGATGACATTTGGTATATCGAGAGAAAAGTTAGAGAGGACAAATTAGAAGTCGAATTTCAACTCGCTTCTAGTTTTGATTTGGAGGGATTGCAACTGCCTGGTAGATTGCAATTAGCTAACACTTGCACTTGGACGTATAGGGGCGATGGTTGCGGGTACACTGGCGGGGCTGTTGCCAAGGTTGATGATACCGCAACTTCTGATAGTTCACTGGATGATTGTGGAAAAAGGGTTAGCTCTTGCAAATTGCGATTTGGGGAAAACGGTGTTTTGAAGTTTAGTTCTTACCCAGGATTGCAGAAGGGATAAAAAAATGGGACAGACCTGTCCCAAAAGTTTTAAGCGCGATCGCGGCTGATAGGATTCTCCAAGGGTGTAAACATTGCTTACCCCCTTCCAGTCGCTATCAACAGAATCACTCATCGAACGGGAATTACTATGATCTAGTATCGTTGCCAAATCATCTGCAACTATTCCAAAAGGGATAAAAAATGGGGACAGATCTGTCCCCGTTGCCCTAAATGCGATCGCGGCTAATACGAATCCATGTCAAAGAGCGTGGAGATAGAGGTTTTAGGCTTCGCGAAAAGAGTGCCTAGCTTTTGTTTCAACCAAATTTGACCTTTTCCAGTAATGACAGCAAAGGGCCGTAACTTACCATCACCAGTAATCTCCTGACAGGCTTCAAAATAGCCAGCGTCCATCCATTTCTGATAGGGAAGGGTAGAGTTTTGCATGATCACACCCAAGTCTCGCAAGGCACGAAACAAACGAGTGCGGCCAGTCCCGATCATCTTGGCAAAAGTATTAAAGTCAATGTCGGTATCGGAACATTGAACGGCTTCCGCATATTCAACCAGTGGAGCGTCTTTTTCGATTTTGGCTGTCAATAATGCTTTTTGTTCTTCAGATGCAACTAGACATTTTAGTGCGTCCAGATAGGTCTTAGGCAAGTCATGGGCGATCTCTGTGGTCGTTACTTCATAGCCTGCTAGTTTGTGCAGAAACACTACATGACCCGCCTCTGCCATTTGCTCATATAACTTTTCGTTATATCGTTTTATGACCTTAGTTCCTAACTGGCGTGGGATAAGTGTAACCCCTTGTAACCCGCCCTGAGTAAGGATTTCAGTCTCTTTTAGTTCTAGGTCTGTAACCCCTTCTAACGCTGATTCTACCGTTCTTTTTGCTTGGACAACCTGTATAGGATTTGCTAATCCTAATGACGCTACGCGAGCAAGTGCCTTGTAGCCTGGATAGAAAACATCACCCGTTGCGGTATCAATAATCAATTCAATACCGTCTTTATCAAACCGTTCAAAATTTGCTAGAATGCTCATGTTGGCTTAGTCTAAGTAAGTTAACCGCCCCCCAGACTTTTTCGGAGTTGTGGGGACTTTTTTATTTTAGCATTCTTTATTCGGAACATAAAACATATAATCAAAGAAAAGCGATCGCACTTCAACTATGCAAAAATCGTGGGCTATTGAAAAACAAATCATCAGCTATTCTTGTCTCAATCGCCATGTGGAGACTTGCGGGTTTGTGCTGAAAAATGAGCAAATCGTGATCTGTCCTAACATGGCGGCTGACCCAACAAAAGACTTTGAAATTAGTGCCGATGACTATGCCATGTACGAACCTGAAATAATAGCGGTTTGGCATAGTCATCCATTCGGGAGTCTGTTTAGTCCTGCCGATGTTCGGGCTTGTAAGGCTTCTAACTTGCCTTGGATTCTGTACGATTGCAAATCAGGTATTTTCCGCTATGCAGACCCAACGGGTAATGCTCCGTACCTGGGTCGCGACTTCGTTTATGGGCTGAATGACTGCTTTGGTTTAGTGACTGACTGGTTGCGGCGGGAGATGAACTTTGATTTTCCCGATGTCGATCGCTATGAAGATGAACCAGTGCCAAGTCAAAAGATTTTAGGTGAATTTCCGTCTTTGATGGAAAGGTCAGGGCTTATCAGGGTTAAGGATATTCAAGAGGGGGACGTCTTATTCATTCAAACGAGATCGCCGTTGCCGAATCATGCCGCGATCATGGTTGATTTGGAGAAGAATCACATCTTGCATCACTTGATTGAAAGTCCGTCCGCGATCGACTTTTACGGCTGTTACTGGCGCAATAACACTCATTCTGTATGGAGAGTTCCCAGTGAAATTAATCAAGGTTAAGTTGTTGGGTGAACTCGGTCGCAAATTCGGACGTGAGTTCACCCTAATGGCACAATCCGCCTCCCACGTCATTCATGCCCTGGGTGTCCAGCTTCGAGGCTTTTCTGCTCACCTCTACCAAAGCAGCGATCGCGGTGTGGACTATAAAGTAATTACCGATGACCCTGACGGGCTAGGGGCTGATGAATTAGGGTTTCCTCTCTGCGATCGGCTGATTATTGCTCCGATTATTAGAGGGCGATCGGCAGCAGGTAAGATTCTGGCGGGTGTGGCATTGATAGGGGCTGCTTTGTTGATTGGCCCTGGAGCTGGTTGGTTAGGAATAGCTTGGGGATCGACCTTTATGGGACTAGGATCGAGCCTGGTCATTGGCGGTGTTGCTCAAATGCTCACGTCGAATAGTAATGCCCCAGCTAGGGAATCAAAACGGAATGAATCTTATTTGTTCGATCAGGCTTCTTCCGTTGGGTCACAGGGGTTGCCCGTACCAGTGCTTTATGGCGATCGTTTTGTAACTGGGTTATCGATTATCTCGTCGGGTATTTCAACACAGGATATATCACTTTAAACATCGAATACAAGTGGTAAAACTCCCTGAATGGGGGATGCTCCGTATTTCTTGATATAAAGTTTTTCGGCTCTTGTACGGTGTGGTTCTGTCAAAAGATCTAACCATTCTGGATAGCTTAAATCTTTCTTTCTTGAGTTACAGGAATGACAGCAAATCGCAACGTTATGTTGAGCGTGTAATCCTCCCTTAGCAATAGGAATGAGGTGATCAAGCGATTTTAGATCTCCCATATTTCCAGATCCATCTAACATTGTTTTGGCGCAATAAGGGCATGATTTAGCTTTTTCAAAAAGAGATGTAACAAAGTCAGGAGTGATTGTTTGATTGTTTTGGGCTTTTAGGAGATCGCGTCGCCGTTCTTTCTTGACCTTTAAGAGTCCACGATTAGAATGCCGATATATTCTCCCATATTCTCTTTTTCCTTCCTTGTTTGCCTCGTAATGTTGCTTTCTGTATTGTTTTCTTTGCTCATTTATTCTTACCTTGTTTGTATCATAATATTTTTTCTTTCGTTCTTTTATTTCATCTTTATTTAGATTACGATATTTATTTACCCGTCCTTTGATTTTTTCCTTGTTTGCATCATAATATTGTTTTTCCCTCTTGCTTATTTCTTCTTTGTTTTCATCATAATATCGTTTTTTTTGTTCTTTAATTTTATCTTTATTTGCTTCACGATATTGTTTTGCTTGGTCGTTTATTCTTTTTTTATTTTCTTTGTAATGCTGTTTATTTTTTTCTTTTATCTTTTCTTTGTTTGCTTCATTATATTCTTTTGCTTTTTCGTTTATTTTCTCTCTATTTGCTTCGCGATATTTCTTTTTGCGCTCATTGATTTTTTCCCTGTTAGCTTCACGGTATTCTTTTCTGCGAAGCGCGGCTTTTGCCTTAGACTCGGATATTGGATCTGGCTGTGATAGAATGCTCATAGTTTGCTTACTGATACTAAGTGAACTTAGTCCCCAAGACTCGCCAAAGTCTGGGGACTTCCTTTATTTTACCACTTATTTCAAAAGTGCGATCGCTTCATTACGGGATTGTCGATTATTTCATCTGGGATTAGCACTCAGGACGTTTCGCTTTAAGGGCGATCGCGTTCTGATTGTATTTTGTGGAATACTTTCGACAGAATAGGGGACGGTGAGAGGGCGTTAATCCCAACTCAGCGATCGCGGCTCTATGCTTGGGTGTTCCATAGCCTTTATTTTGTGCCAAATCGTAATCGGGATAACGCTCTGAGAGTTTGCAGATTAGGTCATCCCGATAAACCTTGGCAACGATGGAAGCGGCTGAGATGATGGGTTCTAATTCGTCACCATCGACGATCGCATCTTGAGGGATTTTGAGATTAGGAA